TATCCTATAGCTACATTACTACCGCCAGTAGTTAACGCGTCACCTGCGAGACCACCTATGACAGTATTTTGAACACCTGTTGAAACTGAATAACCAGCTTTATAACCTACTGCTGTATTAAAAGCGTCGGCTCCTGCGTCTTGTTGTGCTAAAGTAAGTGCTCCAATAGCTGTATTAGCAGAGCCAGCATCTTCAGCACTTAAAGCGTCATAACCTAAAGCTGTATTGTAAGCGCCGGTAGTAATAGCATCTCCAGCTAATCCTCCAACAACAGTGTTTAATGTACCTGTTGTAACAGATGTACCAGCCTCATGACCTATGGCAACATTGTAAGCATCAGCCCCAGCGTCTTGAGATGCTAAAGCTAAATCTCCGATTGCTATATTCTTACCATGTGCATTCTCTGTGCCTAAAGCGTGATACCCTATAGCTATATTATAAGCCCCTGTGGTTATATTATCTCCAGCATGACCTCCAAGTAATACATTTCTAATACCTGTTAAAACAGAATAACCAGCGTTGTAACCTATTGCAACATTATAAGCATTCGTCCCTGCGTTTTGTGAACCTAATGCACTTCTACCAATTGCAATATTATAACCATGATCATCTTCAGCGCTTAAGGCATCATAACCTATAGCTACATTATTAATACCAGTTGTTAACGCATCTCCTGCTAAACCACCTATTAAAGTATTGTGCGTACCTGTTGAAACTGATAAACCAGCGCTGTGTCCAACAGCTACGTTATAACCATCACCGTCATAATTTAAAGCGTTTAAAGCGGCATATCCAACAGCTACATTTTTATCACCTGTATCTTCGTTTCTTAAAGTAGCGTATCCAATAGCAACATTATGAACACCAGTTGTTAGAGCTTTACCTGCTCTAGAACCCAATATTACATTAAAACTACCTTCTGTTAAAGCTGTTGCAGCCTCAAATCCTAAAGCAACGTTATAATCACCTTCTGTTAAAGCATCTAATGCAGCTATACCTACACCTGTATTGTATTCTGCAGATGAAATAGTTCCAGTAGTCGCGTGACCGATTAAAAGTGATCCTGTGAAGTTAGTTCCTTCAGCTTTAAATTGAAAAGCTGTGGTTGTACCACCGTAAATTTCCGTGAAGTTATCGTTACAAATGTCAAATGCTTCCCTTAGCGTAGAGCCAGTTCCGTCATTAGCACTTGAACCTATGTTTATAGATTGTTTTGCCATGTTTTATGTGTTACATTTTGTTAGCATCAGCTGTAAAAAGATTTGAATCAGCTTTTAGCTCGGTAAAGTCTGCGCGTAAGTTAAACGCGCTTGTTCTAGTATCAGCGTTTATTATCTGATTACTATGTGTTACGCTTGATCGTATTCCTATTAAAGGCATGTCTTAGTATATTACCATTATATCATCAGCAGTAGTTGCGATAGCAAAAATTCTACTAATTTCAACTGGTAGAAAAGATCCAGCTGCTATGTTTTGAAACACTATTGGTCTGTGTATTTCATATAATTCACCTTCAGCCATAATATCAACAGCGCTATTGCTAGCGTCTACTAAACTAAGTACAGTATCACTATCTACAGCACCTACAAAAGCAACAGTACCATCAGTAGTATTAATCACTAAGTCTCTTTTTTGCACAGTGCTAGTAAAGTTTTGCGTAGTATCAACTAAATCATTTGTTACAGCTGTACCTGTTGCTTTACCGTTTTCAATTATTTTTTTCTGACCAGAAAGGTTAACACACACATTACCAGCAGTACCTATATACAAACCCGCGTTGTTTTCTGTATGAGCCACTGTTGTAAGTTGATTTAAATCTTTTAGGTTATCTAAATAGTTTATAGCAGCACTACCAATAGTACTACTATCTTTTAGAATTACAGCTCTTCTAACTGTTTGTATACCTGGTTTTCCTGGCGCTCTATAAGCGTCTGGACTACCTGTTATATCTCCGTATGCCATTTTAAATTTGTTTTTTTATTATTATCTATTTTTATCTTTGTTGACTAAATTTATAGCTTTAATCATTACTTTATCTGAGTAAGATCCACCTTCCATTATTTTATTTCTTCTAATACTAGTTGGTAAATCTTCTGTTCCTAATAACATCCTGTATATTCTACTAATAAGTTGACTACACTTAAACGATGTTTTATATATTGTATATTTTTGAGTGGTGTTATTTCTTTGTCTCCAAACCGTTATCCAGTCGTTACGTCTTAAACGCTCCCACCTATTCTTATCCCATGAAAAAGTATAAACTCCGTCAATATAATCTTTTCTTGTAAATAACTCCATACAGTCAAAGTAAATTAGAAGTTCTAGATCAGCATCTTTTAAATTGTATGTCTTACAAGCCCATTTTCGTATAATACGATAATGCTTTAACAAACCTATGCTTCTAAGATCTTTAGCTTCTAATTTTCTCACAAGACTATAACAACGTCCTGTTGTTTTATTACAAGAAATATATCTTCATCTATTTCTATGTTAAACCCAGCGTGTTTGTCGTAATAAATTTTATCATCAGTTTTAACACCTTGAATTAAATCTCCTACGCTTTTTACAACACCTTGCCTATATCTTATGTCTTCTTTTATTTTATCTGTAAGAAGTAAACCACCTTTTGTTTTAGTAGCTTTTTCTTTTATTTCTTCTATAACTAAGTAATTACCTATCGCTCTCATTCCTCTCTCATATTACTAATTACACAATCAGTTGATAATATTGTTGAGGCAACAGATACCGCGTTTTTCAATGCACTTTTAGTTACTAGTAAAGGATCTATAATACCTTCTTTAATCATATCAACCGTTTCACCAGTTACCACATTAATACCTTTACCTTTACCCTTTTGTGGCATATATTCTAATCCAGCATTTTCAAGTATATTTTTATATGGTCGCTTTATAGCTTCAATAAAAATATCAGCTCCATCACTATTATTATCAATACTATTAGCAGCGTTTAATAAAGCTATACCACCACCTGGAACTATACCTTCTTTTACCGCAGCTTTTGTAGCGTGTATTGCGTCATCAACTCTATCTTTCTTTTCTTTTAACTCTACATCTGAGTTTGCACCTACAGATATAACTGCAACGTTACCAGATAATATAGCTAATCTTTCTTGTAGCTTTTCTGTTCTTAAGCTAGGATCTGAAGATTTTAACTGCTCTTCAATATCTTTTATTCTAACTTTAGCTTCTTCTGGTATTTCAGCTATTTTTAATACTGTAGTTTTACTGTCAGATACACAAGTTTCACACTCACCTAACATATCAGGCGTGATTAAATCTACATCGTCACCATATTCTTCATTTATATGTGTAGCCCCTGTTATAGCGGCTATATCATCTAAAAAATCTTTTTTCCAAAAGTTAAAACCAGGGGGCGCGACTACACTAGCTTTAATATTACCTTTTATCTTGTTCATTACAAGAGCAGCCATTGGTTGCTTTTCTAACTCACCTATAATAAGTATTGACCTATTGTTTTGAACAGCATATTCTAATACAGTTTGTATTTTTCTAACTATGCTTATTGGTGAACTTACTAGTAATATTAATGGTTTTTCTAATGTTACTGTTTGTTTAGCTGTATCTGTTACAAAATTAGGATTAGCATATCCTTGATTTATTTGTGAACCTGATACAACCTCAACAGTTGTTTTTTCTGATTTACCATCAACATCCATCATCACAGTACCGTTTTTACCAACTTTTTTAAAGGCTTCACCTATAATAGATCCAAGCTCTTTATCATTGTTTGATGATATTGTTGCTACTTGATCAATCATATCACCTTCAACAGGTACTTTAATATTTTCAAGATAATCAATAGTATTATTACAAGCTTCTTGAATATCTTCTTTTATTTTACGCAAGCTATCACTTGTTTGTTTGCTATTAGCTTCTTTTAATAAGCTATGAGCTAAAACAGTAGCAGTTGTTGTTCCATCACCTGCTTCGCTTACAGTTTTTCTAGCCGCTTCTTTAATTAATGTAGCTCCTATGTTTTCAACAGGATCTCTTAAATTAACAGAGTTAGCTACGGTTACACCGTCTTTTGTAATCATAGGTCTTCCCATGAAGTCTTCTAAGATAACACACTTACCGCTAGCTCCTAGTGTGGAGCTAACAGCTTGTGTTAATTTATCTATCCCAGCAAAGACTTTATCTTTAGCATTACTACCAAAGCTTAACGTCTTCACAATGTCTTGTGGATTTTGCATTTAATTTAATTTAATTTAGTTAATGTTATTTAAAAGTTTTAATAACTTTTGGGCCATTAAGAAACTCTACTTTTTTACTGTAGTGATCTACTGATCCGTCGATAGCAGCTTCTGCTCCTTCAATTGTTTCTCTTCTGGTTACATCAATCCAAGTATCTTCTTCCTTTGGATGTTGGTACTCGGTTTGGTAAAAACCATTTGGTAGCTGAGTTATTCTCCAGCTTGATTTGTCAGCTAAATGCTTCCAAACCTCTACGGTTTCTTTGGAAATTTGTGGTTGACTATTCCACGTTTTAGTCGAATAAAAAAATGTCATTGGTTTTGGTTTTAAATTAACATTTGGTTTATGCCCTACACCGGGCCGGTATTATTCTCCGCAGGGTTTGCCAGTGGCAATATTAACCCATCGTTCTTTTTGAAACCAGTCTCTTAATGTAGCACCTTTTTTTCTAGCACCTTTTACATTAGATTTACTTGATCTCTTATATTTTCCTTGAGCAGCAGCTGTACGTTTAGCACGTATTACCTTTTGTCTTTCAGCTTTG